TGTTGGACAAATTGCACGAGCGTGGATTGCGTCATATTACATTTGAGACCAATGGTACCCAAGAACTACATCGTGATTTCAAAACATATCTCAACAACTGGCTTGGTGAGATTGTGTTCTCAGTAAGCCCCAAACTTACGTTAAGTGGAGAGAAGTATGAAGATGCTATCAAACCCGACATTATTTGGGACTACGAAACCTATGGTATTACCTATCTAAAGTTTGTTGTGGGTCACATTGATGACTTTGCAGAACTTGATGTAGTTGTAGACGACTATCGCAATCGCGGCTTTAGCGGGCCAGTATTTGTGATGCCATTGGGCGGTGTTGTCAGTGTTTATGATGGCACACGTATACACGTAGCAGACGAAGCACTCAAGCGTGGCTATTGGTATACTCCAAGATTACACGTTGACCTTTGGGGCAACGGATGGGGGAAGTAAATGTTTGATTGGTTCAAGAAAAAACCAGAAGCAGTAGCACCTGCGCCCCGGGAGCCAAAGGTCAAGGCACCAGTCAAGACTGAAAAAGAGCTTGCTACAGAAAAGAACGAACCATACGTGGCAATGGTACGTATGGACATTGATCCTGACAACCTACACCAAGGTGCGTTTGAACTTGACTGGAATGAGATCTTTGTGGCACGCCTGGTCAAGGCCGGCTACATGATGAAACCCAATGATGTTGATGCTGACATTGTGGATCGTTGGTTCCAAAATGTGTGTAGACATGTGGTAATGGAAACCTGGGAACAAGAACAGGCCATGATCAAAGGTGTTGGGCAGTATGTCAGCACTAGAGACATCGGCGGCGGAAGAACCGAAGTGTCATGATATTCAACCACATCAAACAACTCAAACAAGACGGGAAGAAAATTGGTATCACTTTCTCAACCTTTGACATGCTCCATGCAGGTCACATTGCCATGCTCTCGGAAGCCAAGAATCACTGTGACTACCTGATCTGTGGGCTCCAAACCGACCCAACTATCGATAGACCTGAAACTAAAAATCGCCCTATACAAAGTATTGTTGAGCGACAAATACAGTTGGCCGCATGCCGTTATGTTGATGAAGTTGTTGTGTATCAAACCGAACAAGATCTTGTTGACTTGTTGTTGATCCTGCCAGTTGATGTTCGTGTGCTGGGTGTGGAATATCAACACAAAAACTTCTCTGGCTATGAGGAGTGTGGCATGCGCGGCATTGAACTAGTGTTCAATGGTAGAGATCATTCATTCTCCAGCTCAAGTCTGCGCAAACGTGTGGTTGCCGCAGAGACTGAAAAAGTATTACTACAAAAATGATCTTGTATGTTAACGGCTGTAGCCATACCGCCGCTTGCGATGCCAATGTAGAACATGCCTGGGCCGAAGATGATCCAGACTACTATGGTTGGGGGCAAGTTCCGCATCCTGAGAACCTAAAAGTCAGTTGGGGCAAGAAACTATCAGAAATGTTGGGTGCTACAGAATTTTATTGTGATGCACAAAGCGGCGGTAGTAATCCAAGAATCATACGAACCACACGTGAGTGGATCAAGAACAATTCTGACAAACTGGCCAACACGTTCATGGTCATACAATGGACCACATGGGAACGAGAAGAATGGTTCCATGCAGAGTCCAACTACTGGTATCAAGTCAATGCAAGTGGTATTGATATGGTTCCACCAGAATGGCAAGACCGCTACAAACAGTACGTGACTGAAGTTGATTGGCATCAAAAAACGCAACAGGCTCATCAAGCTATTTGGGAGTTGCATTGTGAACTAAAAGCGCAAAGTATTCGGCATTTGTTCTTTAGCGGACACAGTACATTCAGTGACATTCAGGATCAAAAGGATTGGGAAGTGGACTATATTGATCCATACCTTCGAAGTTCTAGTTACAATGCTGTGTTAGAAAACAACGGATTTGAGCATACTAGACCGTTTGGATACCATTTTGGTAAGGAAGCCCATTGCTTTTGGGCAAAACATGTGTTACAATACATGCTCAACAACCAAATTGTGAGTGCAGATGAAATACCTACTGATTGATACAGCCAACATGTTTTTCCGTGCCCGGCACTCAGCGCACCGTGCCAGTGACACATGGACCAAACTGGGCTTTGCTCTGCATGTTACTATAATGGCTGCCAACAAAGTGGCCCGGCGTTTTCAAGCAGATCACGTGGTGTTTGCACTGGAAGGTCGAAGCTGGCGCAAGGACTACTACAAGCCCTACAAAGCAAACCGAGCAGTAGCACGTGGTGCAATGACCGAAACAGAAGCAGAAGAAGACAAGCTGTTCTGGGAAACGTATGATGAACTGACTAAATACTTGTCTACAAAAACAAATTGTAGCGTTATCCGTTGTGCCACTGCTGAAGCAGATGATATCATAGCACGTTGGATTGCACTACACCCCCAAGATGAACACACAATTGTAAGCTCAGACACTGATTTTGTGCAGTTGTTGGCCGCCAATGTCAATCAATACAATGGTATCTCAGATGAACTTTTAACCTTGGAGGGCATATTCGATGCTAAAGGTAACCGTGTCAATGATAAGAAAACTAAACAGCCAAAAACGATCCCGGATCCAGGCTGGCTGTTATTTGAGAAGTGTATGCGTGGCGACACCTCAGACAACGTATTCAGTGCGTATCCTGGAGTACGTGAGAAAGGCACAAAGAATAAAGTTGGTCTCCGTGAGGCCTTTGGAGACAGAGACAAAAAAGGCTACTCGTGGAACAACCTGATGCTGCAACGTTGGACTGACCACAACGGTCTAGAACATCGTGTGTTGGACGACTATGAACGTAATTGTACCTTGATTGACCTTACAGCACAGCCCGAAGATGTCAAGGCCACAGTGGATGGTTGCATCCGTGAACAAATCTCACACAAGGATGTGGGCATGGTAGGCGCACACTTCCTAAAGTTCTGTGGCAAATACGAGCTGACCAAACTCAGCGACAGTGCAGATCAAGTCAGTCGTTGGCTCAACGAAACATACAAAGGAGCGTTAGATGATATTAGCTAAACCTGTAGTAGAGAATCAGTATTGGATACTCAAGAAGGACAATCGCAAGATTGGTCAACTTGAGGTAAACGAAAATGGTAACTGTATCATAAAAATTCATGACAATGTTGTGAGTTACAAAACAGTTAAAATGGCTCGAGAAGCCGTGAACATTGAGTTTGAGCCACCAGAACAATTCACACCTGCACCACCAAACATGGTGTATAACCATGAAGTAGAAGGCGCGGTATACAATCCGCTGTGGGATGTCAAACGCCGCTTGCCCTTGTTTACTCGTGATGAAAAATCCAAATCATGGTTTGCGGCCGGTTGGTATCGAGTGCAACAACATCGCAAGTGGAAAATTATTCATCATCCCAAACTCATTACCTTGGAGCGTTATGCATATCAAGGTCCCTTTCAAACTCGAGAACAAGCAAATGACAAACCCGTTTCGTGATCAAGAAAAATTCATGCGAGCCTGCGATCAAACCGTAGGCGAATTCAACCGCGATCAATATCAACTGTACTGTAATCTTATTCAAGAAGAATTTGGTGAGCTAGTGGCCAGTGACAACAAAGTAGATGACCTTGATGCCCTGATTGATATTCTTGTGGTTACTGTGGGTGCCATTCATAGTCTTGGTGCTGACGCAGAAGGTGCATGGAAAGAAGTCATGCGTACTAACTTTGCCAAGATTGATCGAGACACAGGCAAAGTTCGCAAGCGTGAAGATGGCAAGGTACTTAAACCACAGGGCTGGACTCCACCTGCATTGGAACAGTTTGTAAAATGAGTTTGCACATCAATCGTTTTGTTGATGCTATCAAAGCCGCAGAAAGCCGTGGTCAACGTGACTTGACCATGAGCTTGCGTGATGCCAAAGATCTCCATAGTGATATTACAAAACTTTTGCTTACACTAGAAGGCATGCGTAACCAAAAAACTCTTGCAAAAGAAGAAACTGTTACGGTAGAATTGAATGGTGGCAGTTTCAAAACCACGTAGTTTTTATGATAAATAAACTACGGAGATAATGATGAGTCGACCCAAACCAACTGTGTTAATAGAACACACTGACAAAGCAACCTACAAGACCGAACAAGTGTTGGCCTCCGAAGGAGTGTGGGCAGTGTTTTTTGATACAAAACCAATCAATCTTAAAACGTCTAATATGCTCACACAGTATCCTGGCCCCAAGTACAAGAAGGTCAGCTTCTCCAATCCTGGACATGCCAAAAACTTGGCACGTAAACTCAACACACAATTCAAGACCGACAAATTTACAGTTGTACTCTTGACGCAGGGGGCGCAAGTATACCCCGATGCCAAATAAACAACAACTGACTCAGGTCCTAACAGCTCGGTCAGATCTGTGGACTGTGGAAGAGGCCATGAGGGAATGGTGGCAAAGTCCCGATGGTGGATGGCGCCTGAACGCTGTGGGGTTTGAAGCATTCGAACAATACAAATTACAACACTGGGATTTTGAAACTGACGTAGCCATTCACGCTGTTCCTAGAGTACTTCTGACCCTGGATCGTAAACTTACTGGCCCTTACTACATCAAAGTCAGCAAGCGTCCAAAATTGTGTTTCTTTGTCAGTCAGGAAGCAACCATGTATGCCCTGTATAATGATGTCAACCGTTTTGTAGCAAGTTTACAACGATATTAAGCAAAAAAACAACACTTTT